AGTTCCAACATACTGCGGACTAAGAGTTATTGTTTCTGATGATGTTTCTACTACTGGTAGTGGTTCTTCAACAGAGTACAGTACATATTTCTTTACTGCTGGTGCAGTAGCAAGTGGCGAGCAAGCTGGTCTAACAACAGAAACAGACAGAGACATTCTGGCAAAGTCTGATGCTATGGCTATTGATCTTCACTATACATATCATCCTGTTGGTTCAAAGTGGGCTGTTACTACAACAAACCCAAACAGAACACAACTAGCAACTGTAGGCAACTGGTCGAAGGTCTATGAAACAAAGAACATTGGTATCGTGAGAGCTACCAACGTATCAACTCAAGACTAAAGGTAATTAATTATGCCAAGCCAATTTGAAGTTACTGCTGGTAAGTTAGCTGGACCAACAACAGGCGGTACAGTAACCCAAGCAACAAACAAATCTACAGGTGTAACTCTTAATACAGAGAGTGGTCAAATTACTATGAACAATGCACAGCTTGATGCTGGTGTTGAAGTTACATTCACAGTAACAAACGATAAGATTGCTGCTGAAGATGTTGTTGTAGTAAACCATGGTTCTGCTGGTACAGCAGGGTCATATCTTGTAGGAGTCAGTGCTATTGCTGCTGGATCATTCAAGGTAACTGTTACCAATGCTTCTGCTGGTAACTTAAGTGAAGCTATTGTCATTAATTTTGTCGCACTAAAAGGTGCTTCAAGTTAATGGGAATGTTCGCTTTTAAGCGTATGAGAGAACAAGAGGCTGCCAAATTGGTAGTCTCTGCTCCCTCTAAAAAAAAGAAAACCAAAGTAAAA